GCCTCTGTTACGGACAGTCGCAACCGTCTAACTTTTGATAGGGGGTTAGCCCCCGAGAACAACCAATGCTTAGCTAAGATTGCTCGTGTCGCAACGCGCAATTTCAGCTATCGACGCAGTAAGCGTCGTACTAGAAGAAAAATCAAGAATGAATGTTTGTCCCGCAGCTGTCGTGGTAACCTTGTAAAGAATCGCCCATTGCGTAATGGTTCCAGGAACAGGACCAGTACTCTCAAGGGCCGAAACCGTACATGTGCCACTCAACGTGGGAACCGCAAACACGGTACCAATCACTTGGATACCAACAAGATACGAACCGGTAGACAAAAATGTAATGGTATTTCCCGATGCCGTGGCCACGCCTCCCGCATAAGTGGGTGTCGTGCCAAATAAGGAAGTACGCGATACTGACCCAGCACCAGTGATCTTGGTACTCAATGAAGCTGAGCTGGGCGATGCCAATTCTGGTTTAAATAATGAAACGTCATATGTAACCCACAATTCTCCAAGAACCTGACCCGCCGACCCAGGCAACCCAACGGTGGCGAGTTGGAACGTTCCCAAATCGTACAACCGATTGTCTGACGTTGCGGTCAAGTTTTGAGTTGAATCGCGACAATAATACATATTACTGGCCACTAACTTTGGATCACATTCGACCGCATGCATTTGGCAAACACTAGGTTTTGCACTTATTGCATACTCCGAGTTTTCCATAGCGAGTTTAGAAGAAAAATTACTGTCGTTGACGTCATAATTTGTAGCCATAATGACCGCACCCAATGAGCCTCCACTCGTAATATCAGAGGACAATGTTTTGAATTCAATCATCAAACCATTAAACCGATATTGCTGAAAGGAGGCTGAAATTTGTGCCAACCACGGAAATAACGCTGAATTAGCCGCATTGATAGTGTAAGCGGATAGGGTGAAGGTTGTGGGCGAGGCCGGAACGAGGATATCCGCCACGTACTCACGATGATACACGCGAGTTTCATGCCCAGTTACACGGAATGAAGGGACTTCCGTTCCTTCAGAAAGCGCATAACCTTCTTTCATGATGGTGTTTGACGAAACTGTATATTTGCCAAAACCCAAAATTCTTGAAAGTTGTCCGCCAAGGAAACCGCCGATCTTAGATCCAACCACACCTCCCGCAGCACCTGCTTTAGCTTTTCCAACAATTCCGCCAGCGAAAGATCCAGTTTTTGAGAAAGTTCCATCAGGAACGATTTTACGCATAAACGGGACGACTCTGTCGGAATAATAGCCGCCTTGACCCTCAACGAGAGCCATGGCAGGCATTTTATTACCATTCTTTTGCTTGTTTTTGTTTTTCTTAGAGGGCATTCTGATAGTAAAACTCCGCTTTCACTTATTTCAGACACAATGTTGTTTTTATTGCTATTTGTTGCTCCCCGACTTTGTTTGGGAATGTTCGTCACGCATTACATCAAAAGATGAACTACCCTGGTTTTTGACTCTGCAAAGGGGAAGGTCGTCAGGCTTCTCTGCATACCCTTTTAACGCCGAAGCGCTTAATAATCGCGCTCGGCGAGTTTGTCGAAGACTGAGTGTTCGACATACGCCGGAAGGCTTTCAACGGAACGAAGAAGACGTTCTATGTCTACAACTTCGTCTTCAGAGATGTTGTACCGGTCCAAGAGCGACACCAATACAGATTCTCTATAAACGTCACAAAGCCCAACCCTAGGCTTCCATGACTCCTCAAGCCCCACAATCGTAATCTTAGGACGCACTCCCAAACGCTTCATGGTGCTTAAAAATTGTCCTAAGATGGGATAACTGGGGGGTACGGCTCCATATGGCTCAGCTAACGCGAACGCACAAACGCGTATCGCGTCTTTACGACGGAGGCGCACTTTCTTTCCTTTGACACGACGTACGGTAATGTCAACCGGGTCTCTCAAAAGCTTGCCAATTTTCAAACAAGCGGAGGGTAGTGGAAACCACTGTAATGAATGATCAGTCCGTTGAAACCAACCTTTCAAAAACGTGATACTCTCGATACGATGCCGAGGCTCATACTTGACTTGAAAGCCAAGGTGAGCTCCAGCCTCAGCGAGATCCACCAACTTGTGTCGATTGAATATGAAATAAACAAACATAGCCAATGTAGACAACGAGTTAAAAATTGTGGTTGTCGTGATGCCCGTCGGCATTTGCGTTCCCGCCCAACCACTAATTTTTAGACGCCCCTTGCGGACCGTGTAGCCGGAACGGCAACAGGCCAAAGCAAGATCTGTAAACCAGGATGGAACGCCGCACTTAGACAACCACGTACAGATGAAGAAAGCTAGTGGACCGTCATCTTGAGTATGATCAAATTGACTTTGGTCCGCTTCTCCACCCAATTCGGGTCGAACACCATTCCAAACAACCATCGAGTCATCACCGGACATTGCAAAGACGGTAAAACCCATCTCCCCAGCCCAAGCAATGGACGACAACTGTTCTTGATTGTATCCAGCCGCAAAAAATATACGCACCATGCACCCATCCAAATTAAAACACGTTCCATCAAACAATTCATGCAAATGGTTTGATATCATACGTGCTGTACCTCCCATGGTAGCGTGCACGATGGGCGGCAAGTTTTGTATCGCCCTCGGTTTCATCGTGACTTGATTTCCGAGCGCCTTGCCGACACCAATTGTTTCGTTCCATTTTAGATTGATCGTTTTACCCGTGAAGGTAAGCTCTCCGGCCATCCCGCGGAAATAAGCTTCGACCAATCGACGCCCCCTTTTGCCCATAAGTCGCGAGTTTTCTTCAACCGTGAGCGGCTCTGAATCGAGCCGCAGAGGGAAGTTTTCCTCGAATAAGAGGGCAATAGCCGACCACCGCTCACATCGCTCCGAAAACGTCCACTTACATTGGACAAACGGGTCGTTATGAGTTCGCCACAACACAGCAACCAAAAGGTTTTTTGCATTGTTTGCCGGCTGAAACAATAATCTATTTGTGATTAACACTGGAAACGTAACATTGCTACACACAAAATCGTGAGATAGTACGTCACAAGCCCGTTCAGGTGTCATCAAATATCCATCGACTTTAATGGACAAATTTCCTCGCAGATTCGTGGGACCAGACAACGCAGTTGAAGTATATGGCGGCAAAATTGTGGCGTCGGGGATCGCCTCAACCACACCGTCATAAACTTCCACGTGTCGACCTTCCGCGTATGCTCGAGAAAATCTGTAAAATTGTGGTGAATATTTCTCCCTGCCTACTAAATTGTGAACTAAATGGATCAATAAAGCAGCAGTTCGTCCAAGTTCGCCGAACCATACTCGTAAAATACTCAAAACGAAATGGAACATAAGGCGTGCAATGGAATGCACGTTCTTCGGTGCTTTGTAAAACTCGTAAAAATATCCACAAACGGCTAGCTCTTCAGAAACAGTTGCCAATAGTTCTTCGGCAAAAGCGCTAAGCACGGGATATCTGGGGAAGATCCAAGCGGCATGGAATTTGAACGTCGATGCGATGCCCACAACAGCCAACGAAACGACCGCCAAAACGGCGACCGGAAAGCTGACAACATTGCGCACATACGAATTCGACGCAGCGCGAGCTTGCACAAGATTTGTTTCAACATCTACGTGCGCCCTGCGCATATTCGACCAAGCTGATGACTCGCGTCCACGTCCACAATAAAGGGCCGCGTACGCGGTGTCATCCGCGATGCGCATATACTCAAAAAGAAACCGAT